ATTGTGGCTGATGCCACAAAAAGATTCGTAGTTTATGCAGCCGCTTCTGGTTTGAGTGTCTCAATTTACGGTTACGAGGCTTGATATGTCTAGAAATCTTCAACAACTTCCATCAAACGCACGAGTTGTTTCTGTTACATCGTCTACGGGCTTTAACCCCGGAGACTACATTTACAGCAGCAGCAGCGGCCTTGTTACTCTTTCCACGGTTACGGCAGGAACAACGTCCACCGTGATTGCCGGGAACGTGTTTACTTCTGGAGCAGTATCTTTAAGCGTGTCCGCTCTTCAAGGCCCGCTGGCAATTTCAGGCACTTATTCTGGCACAACTCTAACTCCGGGCGTGGTTCAAAACGGGCCAATTACAATTGCCAACAATAGTTGTTATGTTCGTTGCGCCGCAATGACTAACGGCAATTTTGCAATTGCAAGAGCAAGTGGTGCAAACATTTATATTCGCGTGTTGTCGCAAACAGGCGCAACGGTAGTTTCTGAAATAACTGCGGCATCAAACAGGTCAAGTAGTACTTCTAGTAACTTTGCTATTTGTGGCACAGCAGATGGCGGGGTTGCTTTAGCGTACGCTAACACTTCAAATACAATTGTTTTCATAAAATACAATTCTACGTTAACTCAAACAGCAACGCTTAATACCACGTCCATAAGTTCCCCCGGTGGTATGAACATGAAAGGTACATCAAGCGGAAGAATTGCTTTGGGCGTAGCCAACGGTAGTAACTATTGTTATGTGTTTACATGCGCGTCTGATTTGACTGGTGGCTATACTTCTACAAATTTTAATGGTAACAATTACTCTTCCGCCAATGGTTGGGCGTCAATCGGAACAACAACTTCCGATAGAATTTTTACTACTAATTATGACAATATATTTTCCGGCGTTTCTATAATAGGAACTTATAATTCATCTGGCGGTGGCGTGAATAGCACTAGTACGAGTTATACATCTGGTTATTGGACGTGTGTTGGCACAACCGATGGCTATTGCGGTTTAGTTAATGCAAACGGCTCTACTTTATATTATTCAAAGTATTCAACCGCCCCCAGTTTAATTTCTTCAAACAACATATCGCTATCTGCGTTTTACACAAGTTATATTGACTCTGCCGGCGCCATTGAAAATGGACTTGTAAATCTTGTTGGATTCAGTAATTCTACTACTTATGTTGGGATGATTGCGTCCACAAGCAGTTCTACTTTTTCTACTCCTGCATATAACTTTGGAACCACCGGGCTTTCGTACTATTATACTGCTGCCGAAATGGGGCTTAATGGCGTAACTTGCGTAGTTACAAATTCAGCGAGTCTTACTGGTAATGCAAGCGTTTATTTCGTGTATGGTTCTAGCCAAACAATTGCAAACGGATCAACGCAAACGGGTTCTATTTCCTACCCTACCTATACTTTCTACGGCGTAGCGGTGTCTGGATGCACTGCCGGTGGAACTGGTTTGGTTCAAGTTGCTGGAAGCGCAGCAGTGAATTCAAACTACGGTAGCGCGTCCACTCTGACTGGGTTCTCGCAGAAAGGTCTGGGCAGCCCTATTGCTAACGCAGGCAACATCATCGGTCGCTCTCTCAATCTGGAAGGTCAATAATCATGCCAGCCATTCAAAACTCGAACGTATCAAACCCCATAACCGGTGTGTTTGGCAGCGGTAACGTCCGCTTCTTTGGTTCAAGTGGTACATGGACTGTCCCGCCCGGCGTAGGTGCTGTTCGTGCCCGCATGTGGGGCGGCGGCGGCAATAGTAGTGGTAGCGGTGGTGGTTTTTCTATGATCACCGTTACCAATTTGGTTGGTGTGACATCTGTTGCAGTTACGGTGGGCGCTGCGGGCGGAACATCTTCTTTTGGTTCTTATGCGTCGGCAACAGGTGGTAGTGCCAGTGGTGGCGCCCGAGGCGCTGGTTCTGGTGGAGACATTAACACCAGTGGTGGTTTGGCAACAAACGGATACGGTGGGGGCGGTGCCGCTTCTTTGGTCGGTACTGGTGGTGACACCAATGCCACTTTTGGATTTTCATCCGCGTCCGGCGGCGGCGCTGGTACTTCTAACACTTCTGGTGGCAGCGGCCTTACTGGAGTCGGGGGTTATATAAGTAGCGGCACTCCCCCAGCAATTTACCCCCCGACATCACTCAACAGTTTTTCTATTGATTTGATTGGTACTGGCGGCGGTGGTGGATATAACCAATCTGGCGTCAACGGCGGAGGCGGCGGTGTTAGCTTGAATCCAAGTACTGCTCAAACACCAAATACTGCGGGTCAAGTCCAAGCGTATCTAGGCGGATTGAACGGCGGCGCAGGCGGCCAAGGCCTAGTA